GGGGGACGCGGGTCCCTTGGTCCCCTAGGACCCGTCGGGTCGGGGCGAAAAAAAAGTCGGGCACCCCCCTCTGGGGGCTTGACACACCGGGTTTCGCGTAGCGTATCCCCCACCCATAACCCTAGGAAAAATCGAGATTCCCCATTCCGTGGCGCAACCTTTCTTGGCGCAGCCTTTCTTGGGTTACTTACTCGGTGTTTATTCGGAAGCGTAGGATTCTTTAGCGACTTGTTCTATTGGGTCTGCTTGTCCGCGAATCGCTTCTTGCGCTCTTTCTGAGGCTCGTAAATCGTCCGGTGCCAGAAAATCCGGCAATTTGTCCGGCGATAGGGGGCCGTCAACGTCCTCTGCGCCGCGCAAATATTTTAACTCAACCTGTATGCTGGGCCGTCCAGACTCTATCGCCTCCTGAATACGGGTATTGCCCTCAAGGACAAACGGAGTACCGTCCTCTCTGACGGCAATCGAAATAGGGCTGTCATCCCTGTAGCCCTCCCGCTCAATGCTCTCGCGAAGCCGTTGCAGTTTTTCGCCACCGGCAAAACGCTCCTCACCCATCGCGCCCTTGATGTCGCGCAGAGCCTCAGGTCGCATTCTAAGGTAGTCATTGAAATAACCCGTAACCCCATCCACGCCCCCGAGGGTGCCGCCAACCGTAAACTCCCCGGAAGTAGCCCGCTTCTCCGCAGCTTCCTCTATCTTGCGCGAAAGCCACTCATCCCCCGGATTGTCCCGTCTCATCCGGGGCACCTCCATGCGGGAGGCTTCGTCCATCGGGAGGTCGTCGGCCTTCTTTCCTACACCACCACCCAAGCCTTCTGCGGCGCGGCGCATGCCACTTGCAGACCCCGGCAAAAACAACGTCGCCATGTTCGCAGGGACGTAGGCCATGTCGGTTAAGCCAGCGCCGATATTCCCCTCCCGGAGATTCTCCATCGCACCTTGCGCCGAATCAACCATCCCCGTGATGTCCGCCTGTGGGCCGAAGCTCTCTGCCACGTCACGGGCTGCTCTATAGGGATTGCTCTTGATCCATTTAATCAAGTCCACCAAAGCACCCGCCTGAGGGCGCAACTCCGGTGGAATGTACTTTTCCGCTTTCCCAAGTTTTTTGGGAGCGCCCCCATTCTGCAATGATCGGATGCCGTACATCCCTATTTTATAGCACTAGTCGGAACCCAAGCCCAAGATTTCCTGAACCTCTCGATCCACATCCCATTGGGGTTCTTGATGATCGACTTGCTGGATGTGTCTTGTGTCTGTTTCGATCCAGACTGTTGCTCCGCAGGAGAGTGGCTTTTCCGGGCTGTAGACGATTTGGCACGGGCCATCGATGTTCACGCTGCTAGCTTTGATGTTTTTCCTGCTGGTCTTGATCGTCAGGGTAGGTTCCTTGAGGCCGGATTTTCTGTTCGACCGAATGATGTGCTGGTTAACATGGATTCTGGCCTTCAAGGGACTCCTCCAAAAGACTCGCTCTATAGGGCTGCTGTTCGTGTCAAATGGCTCGCTCGGCTTGGATGCTGATCTGGACTGTTGACAGCACCAAGATACACTAATCTTCGCGTATGTCAAACCGTGTATTGGGATGATCCGGGTAGTTGACGATTACCTTCCCTTCGGGGCAGTCGTAGTAGATGTAGGCGACTAGGGTGGCCTCGCCGGGAGCGACATCCCCCGGATTGTCTATGGTAATCCTGTAGGCAAAGGTATCGATGCGGTGCGTGGCTGGCCCCATGAACTTTGAAATCGAGGGCGTAGCCTTGTGAATGATGTTCTTGCTGTCCCGGACATCGACCACGAAGTCCTCCACAGTGCAGTCGTCCCGGTGCTTCTCCCGCGCTACCGAAACCTGAAACTCCCCACTCACCGGGCCATCGGAAATCTCGAAGTACTCCGGGTGCCAAGTGAGGATGTCTCCATGAAGGAGGCCAAGTTGATCGATGACAACCCACACGCCGCCAATGGCTGCCGACGCGCCGGTAACAATCTGGATCAGCCTGCTGACCCAGTCCCCTCGAAACAACTTGGACATCCCCAATCATAGCACAATCTCTATTCCGCAGCAGCCTTCTTGTCGTAGTAAGCCACCGTCTTCTTCCATTTCTTGTGCAACGTCTGCGCCCGCTTGAGGCGTGTCTCAGCTTTCCGCAAATTGGCGCGGGCACGAGCCTCGCTCAGAGAAGTCTGTGTCAGTCCCGTAATAGAAATACTTATACGGGCCTGACACACACTTCTTCAGCCTTAGCTTCCCTGACCCGCAAGCCTTGTGCTACAATTAGGGTATGGGCATTGAAGAAAGGATTATCCCATGAGGCCGTTCTATGAGCGGGCCGGTGATCTGACGAACGAACGTCAGGTCGCCGACCATCTCGGCAAGCTGTACAAATCAGAAATGATGAAGCTGCCGATAAAGTACGGACTGGATTACGCAGCAGTCAGGGGTTCGGAGATACGATCTTGGATCGAAATAAAATGCCGCAAGAACGAGATGAAAAGGTACCCTACCTACATCATCTCTCTCGACAAGATTCTGGCCGCACGACGCCTGACCCAAACCACGGCCCTGCCGTCAATCCTGTTCGTGCGCTGGACTGATTCACTGGGATTTGTCAATTTGTGCAACCAGTTCAGCTACGAAAAGGGCGGCAGAGTTGACCGCAATGACTGGCAAGACGTAGAACCAGTCGCAGCAATACCACTCGAAAACTTCCAACTCATAAAATGGAGTCAAAATGATCCGCAAGGAAATCCTTAAGCGGGCACTACGTTTGGTTACTCAAGACCGAGAGGGAACCCACGGCAACCCATCTGCCCTGTTTGCAGACATATCGCGTTACTGGAATATCTATCTGCATGGCAGAAATGGCCCGATCAGCGAAAGCGATGTTGCGATGCTTAACCTCCTTCAGAAGGTCGCCAGAACACAGCACGGCAGCTTCAACGAAGACGACTACATCGACATGGCAGGATACGCCTCACTGGCCGCAGAACTGAAGACACTCGAATGAGCTACCAGACCCCGATCTATGCTGGAGGACACCACAACGTCACCCATGTTGACGTAGGTACCCTGTCCCTCCTGAAGACCCTCGGATGCCGCACCCTGCTAGATGTGGGGTGCGGTGTAGGGGGACAGGTCATAGCGGCCCAGAAAGCCGGTTTTAAGGCGTTTGGGATCGATGTGGACCCTGAGGTACTCGGACCCCCAAACATCGCTCTGATAGACCTCTGCAAGGCTCCTGTGGCCTTCCCGGAACCATTCGATGTGGTCTGGTCTATTGAGGTAGCCGAACACATACCGGAAGAACACGCCGGTAAATTCCTAGATACCGTCTGCGGCAATGCCGGTCGCATCCTCATCATGACCGCGAGTCAGGTTCCCATGCCGGGACACCTGAACCTGAAACCCAGAGAGTGGTGGATTCACCATGCAGAGATGCGGGCCATGCAGTATTCCCCGGAGTTAACCGCTATGGTCCTGCGTTTTTCTACTATGAAACGGGAGTTTCTGAAGGAAACCGGGATGGTCTTCCTTAATCTGTCACGCTAGGGTTCTGGATTGGACCGAGAAAAAAACGGAAAATGGCCCAATTAGCGCCCTTGACCGTTGTATTTCTTCCAATTCCTAAGTTTGTTTTTGTTTTTTGGCCGTGAACGAACACTATTCCCTATCGAAGTCTTCTTTTTGATGGGAATTGGGTGCCAAGCGGCCTCTTTTACCCTACTAGCCACGCTTTTTTCTCCTCAAGGGGGCGACTCTGCGAGGCTTACCAGCCGGTTGCCCCAGTTTCGTCTTCTGTCTGATCCTCGAACGCTTTTCTTTTGCGCTCATTTCCCCAGCCGTCTTCGGTGTTTTTGAGGAGACCCGCTTCTTGGGGCGGCAATACGGCGTTCCTCGCTTCTCCCCTTCCTGACGACCGCAGGGCTTTCCGGTACGGACATCGACCCACTCTTCCTTGAACCACCTTTTGAGCGCAGCGCCCTTCTTGGTCTTGCGAACCCGGCTCCCGCTCTTGAGTTGCTTGGACATATCTGTGCGGTTGATAGCCATTATTTTTCTCGATCATTGACGATCTGGAAAAGCGCAGAGACTTTCTCTTCCAGAACACGGACACGCACAGTGATCTCGGCCCTGAATGCAACAGCAAGAGCCGCAACCACAATAACGCCCGATACAATCGGCCAAAAATTCACGAACTCGTCCATCAGAACTCTTTGTATCGCTTCCGTCTGCTGGGCCTTACAGCACCGCATCCCTTGGTCATGGAGCCACCATCAGCCATTTTCTTGGCCTTGTTGCCCCAGTTCTTGGCCCCAACCTTACGGCATTTGGCAATAGCCCCGGATGCGTAAGCACTGGGGAATACGCGATATCTTGCCTTTACTTTTCTGTAGCAAGCGTCTTTTTTCGATGACTCTGCCATGTCACTCAGCCTCTTTCGCCGGGACTATAGCACTACTTGCTTTTACTTTCTTGTTTTTTGAAACATCCCTGAGAGGCTTCTTAGGTCCGCCTCGCTTGCCATTGGCATTCCCCTTCTCTGGATTGTCATGGTCATCTCGTTTTCTGGAACGTCTATTTCGACCACATAATCCAGAGGGGCCTTTCTGCTCGCCCTTTCGGAGAGACACAACATTCTGTTTTTCATTTTCCTGAACAGACCAAGAGAGTAACCCGGCGGTGGGAAAGTTTATTGATTTCTTGCCGACCCTAACCGTCAAGATGTCGTTGTTTTCTGAGAGAAAGTAATCATCGGCATGGTAGACATCCGTGCCGTTTACGTCCTCGATTTCGAGGGTGTATTTGCGGATTTGCTCTTTTTTCTTAACCATGTCAGGTAGTCCGCAGCAGCCTCTGGCTCAAAGAACATTGTCACTAGTCTCGGGTCGCTATCGTCGTATTCCGGGTCAATGATCGCAACGGAACTGGGGAACATATTGACATCCGACAGTCCCAGCTTGGCGGCATACTCATCAAGCTCCTTGTACCCGGCACATCTTACAACATGGCTAATTAGCCCGGTAAGGGGGTCTTTCACCATCCCATACCCGGATGTGTGCTTATGACCGGCAGCAAGAATATGGTCCCTGTGGCCCATAGTTGCCGCCTTCACAAGGCCGTGAACCGTGTTCCACATCGAATGACCGGGGAAATCGTGGCGGGTGTTCACCCTGACTTCCTTGCCGTTGGGAAAATTCATGGCAATGCGGACCTGATGCGCCCGGTAGACCGTGTTGCTGTTCTGCACCATCCACTTTATGGGGTCTCCACTTCCGCTCCATAGGTCGTGGTTGCCGCCAACGATGTAGAGCCAGTCAACAGCCGTGACGAGCCATTCCGTTAGCTGCCAAGCCTCCGCTGAAGTAGTCGCTTGGTGTTCGTAAAGTGAAGCAAGGCGTCCAATCCAGTTATTACTGATGTCGCCTAAGTTTGCCGCAAATAAAGCAGGCGTCCTGTTAATGATTTCAACGTGTCTTTCAAGTAAAGGAAAGTTAGTGCCGGGGTCATCAACATGAGGATCACCCATAAACAGAAGCCCAATAGGGCCGTCGAGCTTAACAGACACATTAAGAATTTCAGGAGTAGAAGACTTTTTTCTTTGCCACTCCTTCCTTCTTCTTTCTTTAAGCTCCTCAAGGTCTTGGTGTCCTTTTGCCTCTTGAGTAACGTCAAATGAAGCCCCCCAGATATCTGCGCCTTGTCTTTCGGCGCTAGCTAATCTATCCCTAAGGGTACTTCTGGGTATCCCCAATTCTTTTGCAGTATTTGTTTTATTGAATTCGTTGCGTCTTAGTGCTTCAATAGCTTTTTGAAGCTCAGTGGGCAGAAGGTCTGTCACCTCGCCGCTCCTATGCAGTTGTTGCTAACGCAGTCGATCAGCATTGTAAGGTAAACTAATGTACAATCAACCTTTTAGCCAACCGCCCGGAATGTTTGGAGCGCAATCTGCTATGGCGCAGATGCAGAGCGCCCCGTCGCTGCCCGCAGGAAACCCCAGCGCTCGCGAGTATTTTAACTATTCGATGGCAACGCTGAGCAACGCCGCAATGCCTCAGGCGATGATGCCGCAGGGCATTAGCTCCTTGGTCCCGCAGTATCAGTCTGGTGGGGATGTAGGCGTTGACCTCGGCTTTGATCCCGGCCTTGCTCTCGGCTTTGATTCCGGCTCTGATTCCGGCTCTGATTCCGGCTCTGATCCCGGAGTTAATGCACCTGACGTGTCAGGTCCGGATCCGTTCTCTCCCGATGCCGCGATGGCGGAAGCCGCGATAGCTGCACAAGCTGCACAAGCTGAACAAGATAACCAAGATGTCATGTCATTCACCCAGCCAAGCGGCGGAAGCACACCGGTTGGGATGCAAGAATCCCAACAGGCACAAGATGGGGCTGGCACAAGCACTGGGCCGATGACTGATCAAGATTATAAGGACTACTATGATTCCCGCATAAAAGCTGCGACAGACCCTGAATACGCGAAGTCACGGCAAGACTTGTATAATTTTTTGGTGAAAGACTACACAGGCAATGTCGTCACAGGTAAAGATGAGCTAACAAAGGCCGAAGACCTAAACAAGGGGTTCTTTAACAGCCTTATCAAGACTTTCACGCCTTTCCAGAAGGGCCCCGTGTACAACCCAGCGACGGGCTCCATGACGCGGGGGACATACGTTGACAGAGGCGGTCTTTTTGGAATGGCGGTGGGCAGCCTTTTGGGTCCTCTTGGCTCTTTTGTTGGCGGCTCTCTCGGTTCCGGCAGGGGCGGGTATGTCCCAGTAAATATTAGTGGGAGTGACGACTTCGGCAATCCAGACATGGACATGGTCGGCATTCCCTCTCAATCAGAGATTGACTACATCATCGATCAGATGACGCCGCCTGATACCGGAGATGATATTGATCCTGACCTTGGCGATCCCCAGCAGGCAGCACCAGCAGTAGCGCCCGCGTATGTTCCGCCGGTTTACCAGACCTATGCCGGATTAGGTTTGCCGTCTGTAAGCCCCATTCCGCCCTTGCGTAGAGTCACGGTGCCAATCAGCAGCTTTGTTGTGTAATGGCCCAAACTGATGTGCTTTCTGGTCTTTCGCCAGATAAGCTAACTGAGTATGTGCGCCTAAAAGAGGCGCTGGTTCAGCTAAAGAACAAAGATCAGTGTCGCGAAGACTTCATGTCTTTTGTGAAGACTGTCTGGCCCGACTTCGTTATGGGCAAGCACCATCAGATTTATGCAGAAAAACTGCAACGTATCGCTGATGGAAGCCTTAGGCGGTTAATCGTCAATATGCCGCCAAGGCACACAAAATCTGAATTTGCCAGCTATTTGTTCCCGGCCTTTATGATCGGCAGGAACCCCAAGCTCAAGATCATCCAGACTACTCACACTGCTGACCTTTCTGTGAGATTCGGTCGCAAGGTCAGGA